AGATAAAGATGAGTTTAATGACATTCTTTATAACAAGCGTTTGCTAGGTTGACTATAACACACTTATAAGAGGAACAGATGGCGAACCTAACAGCTATTAAGGAAAAAATTAAGAATTTAACAGACTATAGCCCACAGTTGCAAATTTATAATGACCAACTTGATGAGCTTATCAACGACGCATATCTATCCATCTGGAGCATGAGAAGATGGAATTTTGCGTTTAAAAACTATTTTTTCAAATTCTATCCAGATATTCTTCCAGCTAGAGATACCGAAAATGCAGGCGGTGCTGCATCTGTAACAGCTAGTGTTGCAAAAGGTTCTAGGTCTGTTACCTTCTCAGCTCCTATGGATAGACTGGTGGCACAGGTATTCGAAGGTCAAGTTATAGAAATTCAGAGTTACGAGTACGCCATCTCCAAAGTTGTTACAGCCCAGAATATTTTGCTAAGCGTTCCTTTCCATGGAACTACAAGCAATTCGGACACATCTTGGGCTATAAAGAAAAGATACTATGACTTGCCTCAAGACTGTCTAGAGCTTCTTTCATTAAGCCATAGAGATGTTCCTTCAAGCAATAACGGAACTGGTAGGCTTCCTCCATATGGAAAGATGATAGCTCTTATGCCTAGAAAGGAAGAAGAACTAAATTTAAGACAAGACTATAAAGCTTCATACGCTGAAGGCTTTGTATGGTCAGCTAGCCAAGCAATTCCAGCTGGAGAAAAGTTATCAATTGATGTAGCTCAGAAGGTTGGAACATCAGGTCTACCTAGGTTAACTTATCTAGAAGTATGCTGGGCATTTGAAAAGGACGGAAAGCTAGGTCCTTTAAGCAAGCCTCAGACAGTTTACTTTGGTGACATTGAGCTAGGAGCTAGCGCACAATTTACAGTTAATTTCTTAACACATGATGACCAGGTTATACAGGCTGATGCTTTTCAGAGCTTTGACAGACAGCCTTCTCAGTGGGAAGGAATGAGAAAAGTTATCTTCTGGAATGCAAATTTTAACAGAAATACTGGTGAGCGCCTAGGTCTTCCATGTTGGAAGAATTTTAACAAAGCTGCTAATACAAGAAATACAACAGACTATCTTGACATAATTATTGCTCAAGATACAGATGCAAGCGTAACCGTTTCTTTATTTGCGTCTATTGATGCAGGCAACCCTCGATACATCGAATATGATGGCCAGCATTTGAGAATTAGGCCCTATCCACGCGTTGATGCATGGGATGAGAAGGTTACGCAGCAGGCAGCCACTGGAAGCTATTCTAAGGTAAATGCTGACTTGCTAAGAGAGGCCGTAGGAAGGTACTACTTCAAGCCAAAACTTTTAACTTTAGAAACCGACTCTCCTGAGATGCCTTATGAGTTCCATCAGTTAATTTCTTATAAAGTTCTAGAAACACTTTATGAAAAGCTAGGAATGGAAACTCAGTCTGAAATGTACAGAAGGCGCCAGGAAAAAGAACTTAAAGGACTTGAGAAAAGGTATCTTGACCACATTGATAGCATGGTTGTAAGAGGACCATTTAAACTAGGAGCTGCTGGTTCTTTTCCTTACTACGACTACGCAAGCTTAAGGAGACTTAACTAATGGCTGTTAAAGGTAATACATATGAATTAACACCAGCTCAGGGTTTAGACCAAAGATACAAAGGCGAGCTAGGTGGCTCAGAAAACTTATCAGCATTTAGAATTGACCCTGATGGTGAAGGCTTCCTATGTGACAGAGGCATTGAACCTTGGTTTAATTTAGGAACTTCAAGCTTTTTATTCCCACCAAGTTCAGCAGACGCTATAAGCTGGCTAGGTAGCAAAATTGATGCTTGCTTTGTTTGGACAAAACAAACAAGTGAGACAAGCTATATGATAGTTGAGCAAGACGGAAACCTATATTATTTGGTTGGAGCAAAAGGTTCAAACGCCCCAACAGATATGTTTAAAGACAGAGTTATTATAGATACTGCTAGACATATTCCAAAGATGAACCAGTCTGGAACAAGTTTTATTCCATTTGGAAATAGACTTTTAATTCTAAACGGCGTTGACAAGCCAATTTGGTTTTATGGAAGAAGTAAGTGGAGAGACTTTGGCTTTACAATTCCAACGCCACAATGCGAAGTTCTAGAAATAGAGCCAGACTACCTAGATGGAACAACTCGCCTAACAACAGGCGTTGGAAGTCCTAGCTTTTCAGAAAGCAGCTACATAGGTCTTGGCGATATAGAAGAAGGTGACACCAATACTTACAGTTATAAAATGACATTTATCAGCGACACTGGTAGCGAAAGCCCAATGTCAACACCAACAATTATGTCATGGACTATTGGCTCAAATGCTGCAACACATAAGAAGTTTGGCATTTTTATAAAAGACCTTCCAATTGGTCCAAAAGGAACTGTTGCAAGAAGGCTTTATAGAACTAAGAACCAGCGTGTTTCTGTGTCCGCAAATGCTGCGGATGCAAATTATTTTCTAGTAAAGCAAATAACCGATAATAGCACTAGCACCTTTATAGATATAGTTCCTGACCAGGCTCTGGTTAATGCGGCTCCTGCTTCATCAGCTAGTCAAGTTATAGATGTTAGCTATCAGCATGGTGCAGCTTGGATGGGCAGACTTTGGCTTGCAGGTGGAAGTCCTCATCCTACAAAAATTATCTATTCAGATAGCGGCTTACCAGAGCAATTTGGAGCGTTCTCTTTCTTTGATGTTGGCAATACAAAAGGCGGACCTATAACTGCGCTTCAGCCTTATTACAACAGCTTACTTGTATTTAGAGAAACAAGCATAGAAATTATAAGAATTACAAATAACGGCTTATTTACTATCAGCACACTAAGCTCAACAATAGGCACCACAGCTACCAAGTCTATCCAGCTAGTTCCTCAAGTTGGAATTATGTTCCTATCAAAGGATGGTTTTTACAGCTTGAGCGGTGGTCTTGATGGTGGAAGCATTGCAAGTATAGAAAAGATGTCTTTGAAGTTTGGTAAGGAAATTCAGAGGATAAATGTTTCAGCACTTGCAAAAGCAGTTTCTGTTTATTCAGAAAAGGAAAAGGAGTACTGGTGCCATTATCCTCAGACAGGACAAGTAATACCAACTAGAGGTTGCTGTTACCATACTATAAATAAAGAATGGTCTTTAAGAAAAGCAACCGATAGAGCTTACGACTATAGGTGGAGCTTTACAGCTATGACCAGCGATGCAAGCGGAAATATAATTCTTGGAACAAAGCCTACATGGAAGCTAGGCTCGGCAGATAGCTCTCCTGACGTTTTAAACGCTATTGGAGAGCTTGTACACCTTCAGGTGTGGTCTGGTAGCCCTAACTGGGGTGCAAGCTACCAATTGAGCGTTAAAGGGCAGAATTGGACATATAATATTTCAGCCGTTCCACAGCAGTCAAACATTTGGGAAAGCAACTGGATAGACTTTGATGATAGCTCTAAAAAGCACAGAGTTTTCAATATTGAAGCCGAAGTACTTTCTATGGGCGATAATGTTCTATATCTTGACTATGGTGTTGACCATAGCTCCGAATGGCTGGCAGCAGGTGGTGTCAAACAAGCTAAAGCTGAAACTTTATTTACAACTGCAGAAGACGCTGTTCTAGGTCCTGCAAATGCTACTGTATCTAAGAATTTCTTTAAAATTGGCACAAGCCCACTAAAAGAACCAAGAATTCTAAGGCTAAGATGGGACGTAAGCACTCAACTTGTAGACTTCTTTAGGTTCCGCTTAAGAAGCAATGGAACTCCATACCAGTTCTTAAGCTTGCATATAAACTTTACATCAGCAGATATTCTACCTTTGAATACTGCCTCAAGAGCAAAAGGACAGCCAACATGAAGACTTATACAGATGTTCCAATTAACCAATATGGGCAGGTTATTACAAATACACTAAATAAAAATTCTGAGAAATATCTAAGCGAATTTAATGGTAGACTAGATGGCCAGAATATTCCTGTTGAAACTATAACAAACGACCATCTAAAAGAACCTAGAATTCCAACTGGTTTTACGCCTATAAGCGGACCTGTAAGTACAATAGGT